TCCATTTATTCTAATTGTTTATCGGTATAACAATGATTTTATGGCGGATAATATTAATTATGTTGGAGTTGAATATTTTAATGTTGAACTATATACAAAAAAGTGGAATCCGCCAGTTGAAAAAGAAATCGAAAATTTATTTAAAAGTTTAGGGATTGCTTATCAGAAATCACAAGAATTTTTAGACGATGAAGATTTGTATCAGACAGTTTATGAAATATCAATAATATAAAGGAGTGAAATTTATGTCAAATAAAGGTACATGGGGATTAAGAAATCTCCACATAGCTTTTAAAGGAGAAGCGCAGGCTGAAAAAATTGAAGTTACTGCAGCACCTTCGACAGACGGAGAAATAGAAATTCAAGTTACAGCAGGAACTTTGCTTGGAGCAGATTCTCCTCATTCTGTAGTAGTTCCGTTAGCAAGCGAAACTCATACTACAGTGAGCAAAGTTGCATCTGCAATTGTCAATGTTTTAAACAATGATGATATCATTAGTCCGGTTTTTGATGCTAGAAACGATAAAGGTGTTATATACCTTAAAACTAAAGTAGTGCAAGAAAATGATTCTACTTTAGAAATTGCATTCACTGACACTGGAACAACTGGAGCTACAATGGGTAGTTCTGCAGCTGTCACTGCTGGAACAACTGGATACGGTGAAGTAAAACAAATTCCAGGAGTTATTAACTTTGCTGCAGATCCAGAAGGTGACACAGCTGAATTGTTCGGAGATGATACTAAGCAACTTGAAGAAGAAACTAATAACGGATATACAGGCTCTATTGAAGCTGGCTTTATCCCTAGAGAGATTCAAGCTGAAATGCTCGGGAAAACAGTCTTTTCAAATGGAATGATTGTCGAGTCTGCAGATGATGAGCCAAAAGAATTTGCTTTAATGGCTCAAATAAATGGAAATGAAGAAGACATGAGATTTGTTTTTTGGAGAACTAAAGCTTCTAGACCTTCAAAAGATAACAACACTAATGAGGACTCAGTTACATTTGATACAGAAACCCTTAACTTAACAATGTTTGTAGAAGAAACAGCGCGTAGAGTTATGGGAGAAATATTCGAAAATGATTCTGGGTATGTTAACTTCTTTGATTCCGTTCCTTCAACTACTGATGTGTAGGTGATAATTAATGCTGCAAGAAAAGATTAATATATGGGATCACACTTTGGGACTGAGGTTTTCCGCCTTAGTCCCAAAACTTTACAGAGATAATTTTGATAAAAACTTTTTAGAAGAAGTAGGGAAAGCGGTCGCCAAAGTTGGCGGCATTCAAGAAAAATATAAAAATTATGAAACTGGAGATTTTAGAGAAATTAAAAAAGAGCAGGATGAAATCAAAAAAATATCTGATGAGCTGCTAGAATTTGTTTATTGTCTCAACAAAGCAGATAATGACATTTTTAAATTTCCTACTTATGATGAGTGGCTTAATCAATTTGATAAACCGAACTTACTTAATCTCAACTGGCTTGTGGATCTAGTTATAAGATTAGAAGAAAATTTCAGTGGTAAAGAATTTGAAGATAATAAAAACGAAAAAAAGAGTAAAAAAAAACTGAAAGAAACATAGATAGATTAGATTTATATATATTATCTATTGCTAAAAGATTGAATTATTCTATCGATGAATTAAATTATATACATTTATTAGATTTTTTAAGATTACAAAGAATTTATTTTGGCGAAGATATTGAAGAAGAAAAGAAAATATCTGAACCCCAAGGAACTCCGCAAAGTTTTCAAAATCATTTCGGGAGGTGATTAAGTGGCTCAGAAAAAAGGTATAACTGTAGAAATTGGAGCATCGACAAAAGGCCTTGACAAGGCTCTTAAAGATATTCGTTCTCAATCAAGAAAAATAGGAAGAGAATTATACCAGGTTAATCGAGCATTAAAATTCAATCCAGACTCAGTTGAACTCTGGGCTCAAAAACAGGATATTCTTACAGAAAGAGTTGAGCAAACTAAAGAAAAACTTGATGTATTAAAACAAGCTGAAAAAGACATGCAGAAACAATATAAGTCTGGAGATGTTGGAGAAAAGGAATACCGGGAATATCGCAGAGAGCTGATTAAAACTGAAGATCAGCTTGAAAGTTTTACAGATGAACTCGAGAAAACCCAAAGAAAAGCGAATGAATTTAGCAGAAAGATGCAAAAAGCTGCGGACGGCATGGAAAAGTTCGGGAATAGAATGAAAGGAATCGGTGATAACCTTAATACTCATGTCACTTTACCTATTACAGCTGCCTTTTTTGCGCTTACAGAAGGAACAAGAGATTTTAGAAAAGAAGTTTCGACTCTTGAAAATAACGCTCGAACTGCAAATGTAAGTATTGATGAAATGCACGGATATATGTCAGATCTTAACGCCGTTACTGGCGAATTAGATTCTAACGTTGAGGGATTATCCAGTTTGTTAGCTGCAGGTTTCAGAGATGAACAATTATCAAGTGTTATTGATGATATAGCTGGTGCTGTTATACAGTTCCCAGACACATTGAAGTTTGAAAATTTATCTGAATCAATCCAGGAAACTATTGGATCGGGACAGTCAGTTGGTCAATTTGATGAAATGCTGTCAAGATTAGGTATTAATTTAGATGATTTTAATGAAGGGCTGCAGACTGCAAAAGAAAACAGCAAAGCAACTGATTATGTAATGCAGACTCTTGCCAATACCGGACTATCAGATGTATATGAGCAGTATAAAGATAATAATGAAGCACTTGTAGAAAGTGCAGAAGCTAATTATGATTTAGAGCAATCTTTAGCTGAATTAGGTGCAGAACTAGAACCAATAATGACTCAAATAAAGGAAAATGTCACTGATGTAGTAGATGTCTTCAATGATTTATCTGAAGAAGAGCAGGACATGGTTATTTTTGGTGCGGCAGTTGCAGCTTCATTAGGCCCATTACTAAGCATAACTGGAAATTTATCATTAACCATCAGTTCTCTTGCTGGAGCCATAAGTGGCGCTGGAGGTCTTTCTGCAGCTATGAGCGGACTAGCTAGCTCTTTTGGACCTTTTTTAGCAGGAGGAGCAGCACTCGCGGGCTTAATTAATTTAGTAACAAAACTTAAAGAGGCTTATGAGTTTGCAAATTTAGCAAAAAAAGAAATCCAAGCTATGACTTTAGCTGAATTAGAAAATAGGCAAGAAGATTTAAAAAGTAGAAAAGAAATTTTAGAAGGTCAAATTGATTCCGGAATTACTAATGCCCCTTATTCATTAGAACAAGCAGAAAATATGTTAGATGAGATTGAAAATGATCTATCAAAAGTTAATAAAAGAATAAATAAAATTAATAAAGAAGCAAATGAAAGCATTAACTTAGAAATTGATACCGGTGAAGACGGCGGCGGCGGATTAACTTCTGGCTCTGAAAACGATTATAAATCTTACATGGAAGAACTCGAAGCTGAAATAGATTCTTATAATTTTGAGCAAGAAGTTTCTGAGATGTCTAATGACTCAGAAAAAGCCTGGGCTAAATTAGAAAATAAAATGTATGGTGAATTTGAAAGAATTGATAATCTCAAAGATGCAACAGCTGAACAAAAAGAAAAATTAAAAGAAATGGTTGAGCAATTCTACAATAACCAGTATAAAGATTATCTTGAAGAAGTTAACGAACAGGAAGAAGAGGAAGCAGAGCGCCGCAAAGAGGCTGCTATTGAAAGGGAAGAACAATTGCAAAATGAGCTTGAGCTTCTCAAAAAAGATGGTAAAGAAAGAGAACTTGCTCAATTAGAGCAGCAGTATGAAGCTGAAAAAGAATTGATGCAGGAAAAAGGCCAGGATACAGCCACTCTCACAAAAATTTATCGAGAAAAAAGATTAGATATTATTGAAAAATATAATAAAAAAGAACTTCAACTTGAAAGAGAGAAAATGGAAAACCGCTTTGAAATGGGTAAAATATCTGAAACTCAATATCGAAAATATTTAAGAGAGCGTCTAAAACAATATGAAAAAGACACTGATGAATGGCGGCGAATTAGAGAAAAAATAAATGAAACATTAAAAGCAGAAAGCGATCCTAATGACTTTTCAACTAATCTTGCCAATCTCGGAAGAATGGGAAGAAATGCAGCTACTGGCTATACTGGAGAAAGCGATTCAAAAGAAGGAGCCAAATCTATCAACTGGATGACTGATGCTTTTGTTGATTTAGGACTAGAAATCGAAGAAGCTAACCAGAAATTTGTTGATTGGAAAGATGATTTAATAACTGGCTTATCAGATGCAATAGCTAGAGGCGAAGACTTAGGAGATGTATTCGACAATATAGCTGATCAAATTGCTTCAATGGTATTACAAAAAGCTGTTGTTGGCCCTATAGTTAATTATGCTTTAGGCGGTTTAAATCTTCCAACCTTCCATGAAGGAGGTTTTGTTAGCCCAGCTAATGCTATTGCAAAAATGCAGAGGTATCACGAAGGTGGAGGAATCGGCCTTAAAAGTAATGAAGTGCCTGCAATTTTAGAAAATGGCGAATATGTGCTAAATAAAGACCAGGTAAAAGGATTACAAAATGGTGGTGGTTCAGCGCCAATAAATATATTCGACATTACTGCCATTGATACTCAATCATTTGCTGAATATGTTAGTAGAAATCCGGATGCAATTATCAATGTTGTAGGCCGAGATATTATGAGAAATGGAACTCTTAGACAAGCTATTAAAAAATCTTAAGGAGGTGAGCTTTTGGAAAAATTTGATTACAAGTACAAAAAAGCATGGGTTGTTGATATTAACACCAATACTCTTATCACCAAAATGGAAGGCGGTAGAGAACAGAGGCGCCCCAAAGGTTTGCCTTTCAGAGTGTTCAAACTAGAATTTGACAAAACAAGCAATTATAACAATGATGCAGAAGAAATAGCAAACTTTTTCTATGCCAGAAAGGGCGAATATGAACCTTTTCTCTGGGATTATAAAGACTCAGAAGGAAACATAATTGAGTCTGACATAAAAGTTAGATTCAACCAGTCTAAATTAAGCGATGAAGTATATGACAATAAAGCTCACTCATTTTCAATTGAATTAAAGGAGCTGGTTTAAATGCCCCGAACTCTCAGCCCTGATGTAATTGCAGAAAAAGATAAAGATTATAACTGGCCGATAGAACTATATCAAATAAAATTAGATGAAGAAACTTTGTACTACGCTATGTTCCCTGAGAATATAGCGTTTTTTGATGAGCAGGGGAATGAACAAACCTATTATGCAGCAAGTATCAGTAGAAGCAAAATCAAAAAGAATAACAAGACAGCTCCAGATAGTGTGACAGTCACCTTTGATAATGTCAATAAAAACTTTTCGGCCTATATTGCTAATACTCAATTCGAGGGTAGAAAAGTAACGATCTGGAAAGTATTTCGAAATCACTTAGACAAATTTGAAAACAAAATAGAAATGTTCACTGACTCAGTTATCGATTCAATTTCAACTGATGAATATAATTTAACTGCTGAGCTTGTGTCTAATCTTGATGCTTTAGAAGTCGAATTACCTCGCAGAAGTTACGGGGTTAATTGCAGATGGCCTGGTGGATTTGGTAGAGAAGGTTGCGGTTACAATATCCCAACTTTAAATGGGACCATTGACAGCATATCTAATAACAGAATATATGATAGTGCAATGAATCAGCCGGCTGATCGCTGGAAACATGGAATTATAAAGGTTGGAAATGAAAGCAGAAAAATAATTTATTCTGCAAGTGGTTTTGTAGATGTTGAATATCCTTTTCAAAATGCTCAGGCGGGCGACAGTTATCATTTAGAAGCCGACTGTGATTTAACCTATAACGGTGGTCATGGGTGTAAATACTGGAATAACACTCAGTTTTATGGCGGTTTCTTAGACATTCCGAAAATTAGAAATGTGAGGCGTGTTGACTGATGGATTTAGAAAAGTATTTAGGTAAAGAATATAAGTTTAACGGCCGAGGGGAAGAAGGTTATGACTGTTTAGGACTGGTTGTCGATGTTTTAGCAGATAATAATATTAATCTCCCAGATAACGATGGAGAAATTTTGCCACCTGACTGGATGAAAGAAAATCCAAATAGACTGCCCGAAGGATTAAGTTTATATTGTGATCAGATAAATAAAAAAAATAAGCAGCCCTTAGATGTTGTTGTTTTTGAAGTCGGAGGAATGCCAAGACATGCAGGTATTTTGATTGACAATTATAGATTTATACACATATTTGATAATTCGAAAGCAAGAATAAGTAAATTTTCAAAGTGGAGAAAAAAATTGCATAGTATATGGAGAGTGAGGTGAGGAAATGGGAGTAGGAGCATTAGTTGGATTAGCAGCAGGAGCTGCAGCAGCTAGTACAGCGGCAAGTGTTACAGTAGCAGCCGGAGCAATGATTGGATTTAGTGTAGGTAATTCTTATGACAACTATAAAGAAGCCAAAGAATTTCAAGAAAGCATGAATCAATCAAAAAATTCTCCAACATATTCATTTGGCCCGATTAGTAATACTAAGTCTCATCAGATACCAGTCCCGGTAGTTTATGGCGAAAATCTTGTTGCAGGAAACATAATCAATCAAAAAATACGCGGTGAAAATGATAATTTAATGGATCTTCAAGTTGGAATTTCAGAAGGCCCGATTGAATCAATAAAAAAAATTAAAGCTGACGATAAAACAATTAACGCAGAAACCAAATTAGGTTACAGAAAACAATCTGCCTGGTCGAAAAATGAACGCGGTCAAACATTCCCTTTCCTTGCCCACTATTCGACAACTCTTGACGCTAATAAATTAGAAACATCAGGAACTCCAACTATGACCGCAATAATCAAGGGTAGGCATGTAAGAGTTTGGACTGGCAGCAGTTGGGTTACTAAATATAGTAATAATCCCGCGTGGTGTGTTTTAGATTTTATAAGCAAAATGAGATTTGGTTTTGGTGTTTCTGATGCTTTTATTGATTTAGAAAGTTTCAAAGAAGCTGCAGAATATGCTGATCAGCTTGTCGATGGAGAAAAAAGGTTTGAATTAGATTTTGCCATTGATGCTAAAAGTTCAGCATTAGACATTCTCAATGAAATGTTATCAACTTTTAGAGCATTTTTAATTTGGTCCAATGGAAAATTAAAACTAAAAATTGATAAGCCAGATGTAGCAACTCAAAGCTTTGTATATTCTGATAATGAAGAAACCGACAATATTATTTCTGGTAGTTTCGCAAGGCGCGGAACATCACGCAAAGAAAGACTTAGAGAAGTAGTCGTTGAATATACAGATCCAGCTGAAAATTTTGAAACTATTGGAGCGAGATTTATTGATAATAGTGTTCCTGGAGAATCGATTAAAACCATAACTCTTAATGGTATTAATCGTTTTAGTCAAGCAGGGCGAGAAGCTAGATATTATCAAAAGAAATCAAAGTTTTGCACTCAAATAATCAGTTTTGGAGCAAGCATAAAAGATATTGAAGCAGAAGTCGGCGATAAAATATTAGTTACCCATAAAAGACCAGGTTGGGTTGATAAACCTTTCCGAATTATGGAAATAGAAGAAGCCGAAGATCATAATATGACTATTACTGCTCTTGAATATAATGAATCTATTTATACTGATGATGGAGTTGTGCAGCAGGAGAATTACGGCTCTGAATTTAAGAATCCTTTTGAAGCTCCTAATGAAGTAAATAATCTTTCTGTTTCTGAATACGGTTATACTACCATGGATGGGAATTTAATCAGTAATTTAATCGTAGATTTTGATATTCCTGATGATGAAAGAGTTGATCATGCAGTAATTGATTATTCAGAAGATGGTAAAAGTTATAGAATAGCCGGAGAAACAGAAGCTGACAGCTTTGAAATATCTAATTTAAAAGTTAATTCTCATTATATTGTAAGAGTCCGGACAGTTTCAAAATATAGAGGTATTACAAGTTCTGGAGTTACTTCAAGAAAAATAGTTATATCAGGTAAAGATAATAAACCTGCAGCACCTGGCACCTTCCAAGTCGCTCAAAAAGGTGCAAAACTAATATTCAAGTGGCAGGAAGTAGATGAGCCAGATGTCTTAGGTTATGAAATTAGAAAAGGAACAGACTGGGATAATGGGGAAGTTCTGGGGACTAAACTTACTGGAGATAGATGGACATCTGAGAACGAAATTGATGGAACTCATATGTATATGATTAAGACGATTGATAGAGTAAGGCAATATTCAAGCAGCTTTACTTCTGCAATTTTTGAAGTTTCAGGTACTGGCCAGGAGCTTAATATAATTATCGAAAGAAATGAACTTGATTATATAGATAATGCAACACTAGATAATATAGATAATATTAACGGTAAGATAGCGTTTTTCCACATGTATAATTTAGAAGACTTAGCCGGCTATAATCTTGACGATTGGCCTGATATTCCTGCTTTTGCAAAGGGGCTGCCTGATTATGACTTTAGTGCTGAATATATGACAGAAATTATCGATACAGTCAGAATTGGAAGGACAGATATAAGGCTCAAAAAAGATTGGTTTTTCCAAGACTTAGGATTAAGTTTGCTGAGTTTTCCTAATCGCGGACTTGATGATTTTCCTAATAATAGTTTAGACAATCCGCCTGCTATTTATGAGACTGAAACATATGTTAGATTTTCTGATGATAATGTGGAATGGTCAGACTGGCAAACATACATGACCGGAGAATACAAATTTAGATACTGTCAGTTTAAATTTACTTTTCAGTTGGAGACAGAAACTGCTGAATTTGAGCTTAATGAAATTAAACAGTTTTTTGATGTTCCTGACTTAGAGCTAGAAATTGATAATCTGTCAGTACCAGTAGGTGGAACAACAATTAATTACAGCGATTACGGAATAGAATATTATGAAATTCCTAGAGGGTATAATTATTACTTGCTACAGGATGGATCAACAATGAAATATGCTGATTTTCAAAACAAAACTATAGATAGTGTAGATGTAGTAATCAAAGACATTAATAATAACGATGTTGGAGGAACTGCAGAAAAGATTATAATCGAAGGATATTAAAGGAGTGATGACATGTCTCAAGATTTTGATATAAGAACGACAAATAAAGATGGGCTTGATGCTAATGGGCCCGGTCTTAAACAAGTTTTATATGGCAACTTTTTAGCTATTGTAACTCAATTTGCAGGAGAGACTGCTCCAACCGACACCTATCAGGGAATGCCCTGGTTAGACATTTCGGAAGGTTGGACAAATGCAAAAATGAAGTTTTGGAATGGGTCTGAGTGGGTGCTGCAGAATGAATATAATCCTTATATTAAGGATTTAAGAGTTTCGAGAGGAACAAAAAACACTCTTTGGGAGCGGCTAGAAGTTGCTTTGAATGAAGATGGAACAATCAAATCTGACCTTGCTGAAAATATGACTGAATGGATTGACAGCACATTAACTGCAACTTATGCAAGCGCTGATACTTTTACGGTGTCTGGTGACTATACAGATACATTCGTCACTAATAGAAAAATCAAAGCGACTCTAGACGGAAGCTCAGTTTATTCAGCTGTAGAATCAGCAAATTATGATGGAGTCAATGATGAAACAACTATAGTGCTGTTTGATACAGTGATAGATGCAACAATTCAGAAAGTCGAATATGGGCTTGTAAAAGCTGGCCCGGACGGCTCAAATCCAGAAAACAACTTGATAGATGAGACAACAGGCGATATATACGAGCTGAAAATGATAGATGGCTCATTAGCAATGGAGGTTAGATAATATATGAGAGGATTCCCGAAAGTACTTAACTCAAGACAAGATTATGAAAATATAATCAATGATTTTGGATATACAGAAAAAGTCAAAAGAGCATACCAGGGGCTGCTTAATACTGCGGAAAAATACGAGTTTGACAAAGAACTTGCTGCAGAATCTGATAGAACTGGCACGGAGCCTGAATACAAGGTGATGACTCAGGAAGAAGAGGGAACAGAAAAGATAGTGCAATTTAAACTTGTTGGTAACCCTAACGGGAAAATATTTCGATTAGGTTTCACAGTTGATGAAGTCCAGGAGGTGATTGACCAATGCTAACTTTCGTAGGTGCTGATTCACCTTCATTTTTCAACTTCAAAGGACATATTGAAAAGAGTGCAGCTGATGAAATTACAGTGCCGCCTTTGGCGTTAAGAATTGATAGGCAAAATCTCAAAAAAGAAACTGACACTATTTTGACTGCAGCTGATAGCGACGGCAGTTTTGTAAGTTTCGCGCTTGGAGAAAACTATTATATATATGCACTACAACCATCAGCTGATGCTGAGCCAGACTTTGTTATTTCAATAAATTCAACTTATCCAGACGGATATAATGAAAACAACTCAAGAAAAATTGGAGGCTTTCACTATGGGCGTATCAGAGATATATCACAAAGATATAATGATACAGCAAATATAGACGTTAATATACTTCCGAATTCAGTTTGGACACTTAATTATCGTCCTTATTGCGACCCTACTGGAATGGTTAAGGTTTCTAATTTTTGGGCTGATATTTATCTGGCAAGCGAAGGTACAGGAACATGGCCTGATACTGAATTAGTAAGTGAGTATAATGCGCTTCCTGTCAGCGGTACAGAAGATTATAACTGGTATGATTTCGCTAGAGGATTTTCTAATGTTAATAAGCGGATGCTTGACTATCAAGAATGGATACAAGCAGCTTATGGGAGTCCAGAAGGTCACGATGGGGATAATAACGCCGCCTGGTCTGCTACAAGCAACAGCGACAGGACAGAGACAGGAACTGTGGAGCAAGCAGTATCATGTTACAACTTAGTTGATTGTGCCGGTAACCTTTGGGAGACACTTAATACCTTTGGAGCCTCTTCTTCAGGTTCTTGGAATGATTCACTACGCACTGGTAAAGATAGCAGTTTCCAGTTAGGAGAAATATATAGTTCAATAAGAATGGCAATCGCTGGCGGGGATCGGCACTTCGGCGCCGACTGTGGGTCGCGCGCGCTCAGCTTGGACAATGAGCCTTCCAACGTGAGCCCTAATAGTGGCTCCCGCGGCGCCTGTGATCATCTGTCAGTCTGATAATCTGAAAATGGTTTTGGGTTAGACTTTGAATTTGAAGGAGTGGTGATTTGGCAGATCCAGAAGATTTAGATATATATCAAAAACATTATGATTTTATGTGTTACTTTTTCCCGGTGGTTGATAACTTTCCGAAGTACGAAAAATTTGTGCTTTGTACTAGTATAAAAAATATAACACTTAAAATATTTGATTTAATAATAGAAGCTAATGAAACTTATGGTAGTAAATTGAGATTTCTTAATAGAATAGATTTGCAGCTTAAAAAATTAGAGTTGCAGGTTAGATTTGCAAGAGATATGACTCATTTATCACCAAGAAAACATGAAATTGTAGTCAAAAAAATAGACGAAATCGGGCGGCTTCTGGGTGGCTGGATTAAGTCTTGCAAAAAATAAATTTTAGGGCTAAGGGCGCTGGTCGCTGGCGGGAATCGGAACAACGGCTCCAACTGTGGGTCGCGCACGCTCAACTTGAACAATGAGCCTTCCAACGTGAACACTAATATTGGCTCC